AGTTCGACGACCATGTATCTGCTATCCCGATAGAGATGCGGAGCTTGTCCATTAAATCTTCAACTTCGGTTACGATGATAGAGTTGGTTAAGGATGACGGATTGTTACCGTAACCTTCCTCATCAAACTCCGGCGTATTGTGTTTGGCTTTACGCTGGACTTCCGCGCCATAAACACGCATCCAACGCTTCATTGCAGTTTCTACGGATTGCTTCTGTTTTTTGATCCAATCCCTATACTGCTTTGAGAAGTCGGTCATGCCTATGCTGAAACCGTCCGATTGTATTACCAGATCAGCCATTTTGGGTGTAGACCCTGTACCCTTGGAATGTGCCGTGAATATCGTAACATTCCTTAATTTTTGACAACTTATACTCTCTGCACCGCCAGATGCAGACGTAACTCTTGGATGCAGAATCCAATACCAACGGTTTACCGTCATAGTGTACCAACACGCTGGCATGATTGTAATTATTCAGCCGAAAGTCTGACAGCTCGTCTTTGGATAGCCCGCTGAATACGCCGTAACCGACACCGATGGTTGCAGACTGTATGACATCTCCGTCACGGTTCTTCGTCTGCTCCACCACTTCAATACGGTTACGGTCTTGTATTAGGTGTTCAAACATAGATCACCTCACCAACCGCACATCACGTTTAATGGTGGCTAAGAACTTGGCGGCAGGGGAGCGCCCGATAATGTCCGTGTAAGCGTCCATATAGCGTTTACTCATGTTGCCCTGCGTTTCACGACCAAGCCCCTCAACTTGCGTTGTGGAGATGCCGTAGGCTCTCGATTCAACCGTTTTGATAATCATGTCTTTATTCTTATAGAGATACATAGCCCATTCAAAGATCGCCTTTTGCAAAGCCGTAAACGGCGGTATTTCAGCGAAAGCGCAGGGACTTACATTATCCTCCTCGACACGGAGAAAGGCGTAGATATCGCCCTCGGCAGTGTTCAGGGCGTTGAACTTATCTTCGAACGGTATGACCTCCCACGCCTCTTTATACAAAAAGTTGGTGGAGAAGTAAGTATCAGCGGATTCAACGGTTACGTGCATCATTTCCTCCGTTTCAGGTTGGGTAGCCCTGTAATCGTTTTCGGGTCAAGGGCTTCTCCGGCATTCGGATCGGTGAACTTACCGGCTTTCTCATCTTTGGCTTGTTGGGCTTTCTTTGCTTTCTTGGCTTGCATTACAGCAACGTCAGAGAAAGGGGTTTTCAATCCCACGCTCCAAAAATAGTCCATCTTTTTCTCCCAAGTTGTTTTGCGGTAATCGGGGATGAACTCAACGAATTCGCAATCGAATCTTGCATGGGAATCAATGATGGCTTGATACCGTGATCTGTCTTTCACGGCAAAGTAAATCTTTGTGTAGTCGTGCCTGACTGGATTAAGCTCTTTGAAGCGGAGCTTGTAGTCAAGGTTTTCAGAGTAGATGCCGAAGCATTCGGCGTAGTGCTGGGCTTGCGGGAATTCCTGCGGATCGTAAAAGAGGCTGATATTAATGATGCACCTAAAATGTAAAATGTGGGGCAGGTAAGTATAGGGGGCAGGGGAACCCCTACGACCCGCCTGCCCCACAGATCACTTAGACGCTTAGGACACGATCTTGACGTTGAACTGCTGTTTGACGGCGTTCAGGTCGGCAATCGACTTCACGAGGACACCGGCAGTATTGGTCTTGTTGGCAACCCACTTCGACCAGTTCGACGGGTCCTGGAGAACCGCATCGGACGGGTTGGCAGACGGGTTGGCGGTAGCCTTGAGCTGGTAGCCCTTGACGTTGTTCCACATCGACCATTCAGCCTGGAAGATTTTCGCCAAGTTCTCTTTACCGACAACAGAGGCAAGGGCGGCGTTGATGAAGCCGTCATCCAGAATGTTGATGGCTCCTTCCGTCAAGAACAAGGTCTTGAAGCATACGGTACCGTTGTCATCGTACACGAGGGATGCCTGATCGGTAACGAGGGTCGGCATACCGAGGGTCGCCGGGGAGCCGCCGTACAGCGTAATCCCTGCGCCAAGGTCGAACAACATGTTCACAGTCTGGTTCTGCACGAGCGGGAAGAACACGCTCGAATGCATGACCATCAGTTTCAGGTCGTTGAACCGAGCGCCCCACTTGGAGCGGGCAAGCGTAATTTCCGGCTGGAGCAGGTTTCTCGGCGTACCGTCGGTCAGGTCGAGAACGGTGTCAGCACCCTGAGATGCGATAGCGGCGGCACCGATGTTCAAAGCCTGATCAATGGCGCTTTGAAGTTTGAGGCGGGCAAGGCGGGTACCGATCATGTACATGACGGCATCAGCCTGTTTCCGGTCGGCAGTCCAGAAAGACTCGTCCATCCATTCCACCGGTTCAAACTTGAAGTACGTGCGGAAGTCCGAACGTTCGTCACGCTGGATTTTGTGGGTCGCCTGATCGCTCATGCTGGTGATGTCGCGGCGGCTCACATGACCGAAATCCTTATAAAAGGCTGTCTTGGATAGAGTGCCTTTCAGGGCGGTTTCGGTCAGTTTGATGGTGCCGTTGCTGGCGGCGTTGAAGATGTTGACGATCTGGGTGCCTTCGTCAATGTAGCCGGTACGCAACTGATTTTCATACGGGAGCAAGTCCGCAAGTGCTGTAATAGGCATAAATCCTCCTGTTGGGCTTATTCGCCCGTAGTTTGTTTCACATATTCTTCAAAGCCGTGCTTTTCAATCCACGCGGCTTTCTGTTCCGGTTGCATCTTGGTGAAGTCCGTCTTTTCGGGTACAACCGTACCACCGCCAGCATCACCCTTTCCGCTTGCCGGTACACCGCCCTTAATGTCCACAAGGAACTGTTCGGGCTTCTCGGTTTTCAAAGCGGTCAAAGCCGCTTTGACATCTTCCGGTTTGTCAAGGTCAACGCCCCGGCGTTCCAGCAATACCGCAAGGTACTCGGTATCCGCAAAGGTCGCCTCGACATATTCTTTGCAGTCTACAGTGCCGATTTTGTTGACTTTCGCCTGACGTTCAGTCATGGCTTTGAAGTTCTTGAGCTCGGTATTCTCCCCGGTGAGGGTTTCAACCATCCCCGCCAATTCGCGAGTTTTGGCGGTCAAGGTGTCCTCGGATTCCTGTTTGGCAACAGCCAGTTCTGCATCCTTGGATGCGAGCTGTCCTTCCAAATCTTTTACCTTCGCTTCGAGTGCCTGTTTCTGTCCCGACACTTCATTGAAGCGTTCTGCCGGTCTTGAAACTTTCTCAAACTCGGCAACTTCCTCCGGTGTGAGCGCTTCGCCCTTTTTCAGCTTGGCTAAAAGTTCTGCGTAAGTCATCAAAATCTCCTGCTTTTGTTAATCATTTGTTGTCGCGCTTTTGTGCGCTGGTGTTATAGTAGCACTATTCAATCATAATTGCAATCGTATTTTCTATTTATTTTCAATTTATTTTCAAATACTGTTTGCCTTTGAGATTGAAGCTTTGCCTTTTTGGTAGTCGGTTTTGCCGACAATAGAGTCGGGACGGCTTCCCGATGCTTCCGAAAGATGGTCGGGCTTCTCCGTAAATGTGGGCGGCTTTTCAGCCTCTACATCGTTTTCAATCTCCGTCCTGATGGTCTGGTAGGTTTCGTCCGGTATGCGGGAAATACTATCCAACGCCATTGTTGCCATGCGTTTCACCTGCTTACGGTAAGCAGGACCACCGTTGACGTTAGCCAGCTCTACAATGCCGGTAATGGTAGATTTGAAGTCGTTCAGGTTGAAGTTCTTGTTGTACTCGATAGCCGGTATCTTGATAGCCTTGCTGTGGCTATTGAACAGCTTCCAGATATTCGATTCAAGCTCTTGAAGTTTGCTCGATATGTTGTTGAGCTGTGCGCTCAACTGGGCGTTGTCCATCGCCTTGCTGTCCGCAGACGAGCGTTGCGTGGTAGTAACACCGGTAAGCAGTCCGACAAATCGGGTGGTCAAATTGATCAGGCGGTCGTTGTGATCGATGATACCGGACAAGGTGGCACCATCCGGTTGGATGTACCGGGCGATACCCACTTCGTCAGTATCTTCAAAGATGGCAACGTTACGGCTCAAGACCAAAGCCACCTCTTGCTGTACCATACGCTCGACCTGTGCGGAGCACCTGTCGTAATCGCCACCAAGCTCCTTGCTGATTCGAGCCATGATACGGGACTGGATGGCTTGTGAGGACATGGGAAGTACGACCTGTCCGTAAGTCTGTTTGAGGATGTTGGTGAGAAGTTCCGATTCACCTTTCATGATTGCCTCTGAGATGGTCAACACGTCCTCAATCGCAGGTTTGTTGAAGTCTTTGTCGTAGATGATATCGCTGAAAGGGATCACCGGAACTTTGCCTAGACCGTGTTTATACTTCGGACTTACGGTAATACCGGTATCCGGCTGATAGGTGTAAGGCGTGAGCATTACGGCGCTGAACTTCTGGTAGTACTCCTTGGTGATGAGGGTACGCACTTTCCGCGCCTCCGGCGCTTTGGACGGATCGGCTTTCATGGTGACGAATTCTTCGATGATGATCCATTCAAGTTCACCATTATCATCAAAGCACCAGTCCGGTACGGCAAGCGGTGACAGTGTCACCACGTGCGGTCGGATCGATTTGCCAACCAAATTGTACGCCACCCTGCTTGCCGTGCTGACATTCGGCATACTTACGAACGCCCATGTCAGATTACACAGGGTATAGTAATCAAACATCTTACGCATCACAATGTTTGCATGTTGTTTCTGACGGTCGAAATCCTCCACGATAGGATTGAGCTTGCCGTCAGGGAATATGCGCCGAGGCTCTTTGCTGAATATGTAATCGCTGAAACTCCTCACGGAGTATTTGACCAAGTTCAGGTGGTATGTGGCATCCCGGCGTTCTGCAAATTCCTCCGGCGTTTCGGCAGGGTGCTTTGTAAGTACCTGCTCGATGTATTCTCGACCGCCGTTGTAGGCGCTCAAGGCTCGTTTCCATATACTCTTGTTTTTGAAGTAGAACTCATTTTCTCTTTCAAAAATCAATTCAGTACCGCTAAGTCCTTGATGTGGCGGTATAATCAAATTTGCGGATGTCATCACCATAATTCACTCCTTAAAGTAGGGCGTTTTGTTTTGTCTGTCCGTAACAAATGTACCGTAGACAGTCCACCAAGTCGTCGTCAATTTTAATCGGAACGTCCCTATCGGTTACGTCCGACTTGCCGTCATACCACGTGTATGCATACATTTCGTCTACAAGCCCCTCGCAGGTCTTGAATATCAACAACCGTGGGCGTTGTAGCTCCGGGTGTACCATAAGGCGCTCACGTACAGCGTTGATACCGTCCGTGACGGACTTCTTGGCTGGGCGTGTAACGATCCCACGCCGTTGCAGAAACGCCCTATCAGTCTTACTATGGTCAGCCCATTGGACTTCATAATACTCATTGTAGCGCTTCTCACTCTCATCTAATTTATCAGCCAGCTTGTCGATTGTCAAACCGGATTCTTTATATTCATGATAAATATAGATGGTGTCCGTATTCAAGTCGTAAGCGGCATGAAGATATGCCATCGGATGATCGTATCCGAAGTCGATTGCACGTATCCTTGACCAGTGTCTTGGGATATCGAATGGCTCTATTACGTGTGAGGATTCTTTGAACTCTTTGAAGATAGCGCCCTCACTTCCGCACCACTTACCGTAACGCATCCGCTCCCTTGCCTCAAATGGCAGGGTGTCAAGGTGATCTCGAATAAAATTCGGCGGCAGGTTCTTTGCGTTATCCTCCGGTGTCCAGTGGAGCGTGGCGTGGCTGTCAGCGTCAGGCAACATCTTGTAAGGCTTGGAGGTGGGGTCTTTGTGTAGCACACCCCAGATGTACAGCCAGTGCGTAGGTTGGCGCGGGTTACAGTCCAGTACCATCTTGTTAACCGCCAGGAATTGTCCAGTGGAATCGTAAACTCTTTGGGCTAATCGTGTACGAAGCGTACCGATTACACTATACTCCAACTGCGTGGCTTCGTTACAGAAGATGGTGATGTACTCTGTACCGAGGATTTTCTGCGCTCGTTCTTCATTATCCAATCCGGCTACCGTGATGGTTGAACCGTTCGAGAACCGAATGACTAAGTCCGATACAAGCATCTCGTACTCGGATGCAGGGATGTTCATGGAAAGGTATTTGGTGAATGAATCTTCCCATAAGGATTCTTTGGCGGCGATACGTGTTTTACGAACCACCAACTGCCTTGATCCGGGGAACTGAAACGCACGTCCCACCATGAACTCCACGATTAGAAACGTCTTGCCGGAACGTGCGCCACCTGTGAACAGGATGTATTTTTTGTCGGGTGACTGTAAAAGCTCAAGCCCGGCCAACTGCTTCTCGGATAAATCCAACGCCATTAGATGCCCTCCTGCCGGTGTTCTTCCGTGATCAAGATACGCTCGAACATGCCGGTTTCTTTGAGCTTATCAGCCACCTTTCGGGCTTCAAGGTAGGATGGGAAGCGACCGTAGGGGTGCTTGCGTTTCCGCAACATAAGTTCACCGTTCACAAAGTGCAGGTGGTTGGTGATTGTTTCGCCCCTGCGCTGTGCTTGAATATACCAGTCCACATTCGAGTCGTAGTCGAACTGTTTCATCACCTGTGTAAGTTCAGGGGGCAAGTTGGAGAACGCACGTTCGCCACATTGCACTGTGACTGCATCCGGTTTGTAGTGCTTGTTCAGCACGATCTCTATATCTTTACGTTCAATCATGTTTCACCTCTACTTTAACTTACACTAATAGTTGAAAAAGTCAAGTACAGGTATTGAAATTTACATGAACAGGCTGTATAGTATAGCTATGCAATTAATAAGGATATTACTATGGAAAACGAAGTGCCGGTAGATTACAAGACCAAGTACAATAACGCCTTAGTCATGCTGAATAAAGCGAACGCCAAGATCGAAGAACAGTTCCAAGACATTCTCGCCATCGAAAAGCGTGTGGCAACTGCCCGCGATGAAAATCTTGAATTGTCTGCGACGGTCAAGGCTTTGCGTGAATATAATAAGGCTTTGATGGAAAAGTTGACCGTGAACGGCGTTCCGGTAGAAATGCAAAAAAGCGACATGGCAGATGTTTACAGGAAACTTCAAACCATTGTCGCTTTCGTAAAGCTTTTAGAAAAAGATTAAATAATTTCAAGCGCGGATTGTGAGCGGTCTCAGAGGCGATCCGTACCCCGGACGCGCAGAATATCTGGGGAATTCCATACCGTGAATGGTGTTGACATGGTTGTAATCGCCTTAATACACCGTTAATCCAACCCAGCCACTGTACCATCATTTGGCTTTACAGCAAATGCCCGGTCATCAAACAGATACAGCATGTGCCAATCTTTTTCGGCTGTTACTTCCAGCGTGAATCCAAGATGCTTCATACACCACGCATCCATTGCGGTACGGAACGCTTTCAAATCTTCTTCCGATTGTGCCGAACATGCCCTTGCCGTCATGATCTTGCACTTCACTCTACGAGAATGCAAGTAATTTACGATCTGACACATTGCAGGAATCGGTGCTCCGATGTGATCTATGCCCCTCCAGTGATCGTAATGCGCCAGCGTACCGTCAAGGTCAAAGCCCACCCAACAACCGGAGTTGGGTGGGATACTGCTGAGCTTCTGTATAAGGGTGTCAAAGTGTTTTGGCACTCTCACAAGC